CCGTCAGCTTTACGTACGGGAACAAACCCGTATGGAGAGGCTGTAGTTGCCATTTATTTCACCTATAAAATAGTTTAATTAAGACCCGCTACCAAAGGTAACTTTCGATCTGCGGTCATTAAATAACGGCATTCGAGGGTCGTTTTCTCGCATTAGGCTGTTGTCAACTGATTGCATTTGCGCGGTACTCTGATCTTTATAGTACGTGTTGCGCTCGTCAACCATTTCAACAGGAGCTTTACACAGCATAAGCCCACCGATTATCAAGTTGTCTTTGAACTTTTCGTTCTCAATAGACACAAGAGTAATCTCTGGGTGATCCGATGCCTTTACTGGCTCCCAACCTTCGCGTAGTTTTGAGGATACGTTAGTGGCGTCCATGTTACCTTGCGTGCTTACACGAATCCAGCGAAATGCGTAGCCCGGCTCGGGGTGAGGCGAAGGCAATACTTCTGGCCTAGTCCAAGCTGCTTTACGGGCCGTTTTTTCACGGGTAACTTCTTCACGTTTGATTCTATTCTCAGCCATTATACTTTCCTCATCTCTTCTGCAACCTTTTTGGCGTATAAATCTAGGGGTACTCCAAGTTTTTTAGCGATAGCCACCTGTGTCTGCGTTAACCTAATTTTCTTAGGTGCTGTGCTCCGCGTAGCGGGTGCAACCACATTAGCCTGCTTCTTACTTGTCCTAACCTCTGATTCTTCAGTTTCCCCAAACTCTTCGGGGAAGGTATTTCGCATACGAGAATTAATAGTCTCGTAGTATTCATCGCTAGTGGTGTCCACACCTTGCTTAACCAGCTTACTGTGTACACCCATAGCATAAGCTGTCATCTCGTCATCAGAGCCGAACCAAGAATTTTCATTTGCCCATTCGGACGCTTTGGTATCTGGCTGAATAGGAGCTTCTTGCGGTATTTGTACAGGAATCTCAGCTTCTTGTAAAGCCTCTGGCTCAAAATCTGCTAACTTATCCGCTTTTATCTTAGCATTTGTTAGCTTTTCTTGCGCATCCAACAGTTTATCTGCATCTCCGGCCTCATACGCTCTTTTGTATGCCCGTTTAGCTAGTAACATCTCTCCACTAGCAGTTTTCTTAGCTTGCTCCAGTAACGCTGCTTGATTCTTTTCGACACTACTTTTTAACTTGTTGTTCTCTTCAACAAGCGTTTTTGCGTAGTTTTCAAACTCCACACGTTCACGATGCGCCGCTTCTTTGGCACGCCGCTCGTCGTGATAACCTTTACTAAAGTGCTGTATTCGTTTGCGTACCTTATCTGAGTAATCTTCTAACTCTTCATCAGTAAGGTCTTCGGGGGGCTTAGATGCTTTACGCCCTCTGTCCGCCTTCGGTATGTCGTCTACTACTTCGACTTCTACTTCGGCTTCTTTCTCTTGCTTAACAGGTTTTTCCTCGACAGGCTCTGATTTGCCAGACAAGTCAATCTCTACTGCGCTAGAGTCCTCTACTTCTATTACCTCATCCTTCTCTTCGTCAGGGAAGGTGTACTCAACTTTTTGAAATCCCATTATTTACTCCTCACACTCGTGTAACGCCACGAGGATCGTTTACTACTGCTTCAATTGAGTCATCATTCATTAAACGATACTCAACACCACCTACTTTAAAACGCGTACCAGTATTGGCACGAAACATCACATAGTCGCCAGCTTTACACCAAGCACCTGTAGGAAAGCGATCCTTATCAGAATACGCCTGCTCACCCATATCAAGGACAACCCCGATAGTAGACATGATGTATTCGTTATGGATTTCCTTACTAGACTTGATGATACCGCTTTCGCCGTATGTATCCTCTACTTCCGGCATGGCTACTAGAACACGGTACCCTACAGGAGTAGGAATTTGGCGGTCTAGTTCTTCTTCACTTTCTGCTTCTTTTGGTACTATTGTTAGATCAGTCATTATCATCTTCCAAATAATTACGCGAGAGGTCATTTACATGATTCAGACAGGAAGTGAGACCTCGTAGCATTCCTGTTATTTCTTTGTACTGAGCGAAGTCTTTAGCCCCACCATTACCTAGAAATTTTGTTGCAGAGGACATATCTTCCTCGATTTTATTCTTGAGCACGTCAAAGACGGTTTTAGCCATGATTTATTCCCTACGTTTGCGATCAACCTCACTAGTTGCTTTCATTAGGTCAAGGTCGAGTTTAGTGTTAGCTGTCCGTCTGTCGGCAGCTAGTTTAGCTCCAGCTTTCTGAGCGTCTATTTCCAACTCTTGTCTTTCGATTTCGAGTTGTTGCTGATCTACTGCTACATCAGCTTGGTCTTTTTGCATCTTACGCTGTAATTCAGCCTGCTTGAGTTGCGTATCGGCTTGGTCTTTCTGAGCCTTACGCTTCACTTCTTGCTGCTTAATTTGTAGCTCCGCTTGCTGCATCTGTACAACGGGGTCTTGCTGTTGCTGTTGCGCCTGCTTTTGCGCTGCTTCTTGCTTGTGTTGTTGCGTAAGCTGCTTGCCACCCTCAGATATAAGTCTAGACAACTGAACTTCGATCTCTTCAGGCAACTCTTCGTTCGGTGGTGGTAGAGCAACGCCGAGCTTATCTTCCATCTGCTTACGGTATCTGAACCCTAGGTGCTCCGCTATGTGAGCCTGTAACGCAGCCATTATCTGCTGTGCTTGTGGGTTCTGACCTATGGTCTGTGCAATCATGGGGTCTTGCATAAACGACTGGTGCGCCGCTATGTGAGCTTCATGGTCTTGAGACAGGAACGCTTTTATAGGGGTACCTGTTAGCGCGTTCATGTTCTCGCTTACGGGATCAGTAGGTTTCACATCATCTTCCGTAGGTACTAGCTTGTCAGCGTTCTTGACGCCGAGCACTTCAATCATCTGGCGATGTAATTGAGGTAGGTTGTATATCTGGGGTGCCTGTTGCGCCATCTGCAACACTGCTTGGTACTGAACTACACGTTGCGCCATAGTAGAACTGTTAGGGTCACTAACAGGGATTACATCGACCATAGCGTAGTCAGCTTGGCGGGCGGCTACTTCACCTCTGTTAGGCATGTAGTCGTATTCCACAGATGCTTCTTCGGCCATGATAGCTTTGAGCATCTTGAACTCTAGCTTCATAGCGTAGTGGACACGCGCCTGTACCGCAGCCATAGGCTTTAACGTACGTTCTAGCAACGCTAGTGTAGTACCCACTGGGGCGTTTGCGGACATATCAGATATGTTCATGTCACTGATAGCACCTAGACGGCGGCCTTCAGTAGTGATCTGGTTAAGCAACGCTAACAGAGTCTGGCTAGGCTCCTTATAAGGTAGGGGCATGATGTTTTCTTTGATGCTGCCTGATGGCACATCTACATCTTTAAACTCGCCCGGCTCGATAGGAGTGTCATCACCTTTAATACGTAGCCCACGAGACTTTAAGCCGCCGGGAAGGTTAGACAGGGTACCAGCGTCCACCAGTTGTCGTATGATCGACGTTCCTGCTTTAGCGTACCCACCTACTATGTGGATGAGTCCTAGGCCGTAGAAGCCAAATCCGGGCACATATACGTAGTGTACAAAGTGCTGACGTTTTAGCGTTAAGGCGTCCTCTTCTTCCCAGTTACGGCGGATGGACAGTATCTCTTCAGTGCCGCGTTCTATAGTAACAATGTAAGGCTTTGCAATGCCGTCTTCGTCGTCTACACCCTCAATGATGAGGTCTGCATGAATCTCATATATAGTGTAACGATCATCATCAGTGATGTCGTACCCACCTTCCTCGGCCTTCTTTTCCTCAATATCGGTGTGGAACGGGCGGGGTTCTCCTAACTCTACGCCAGAGTAGAAACCACTAATTTGCAACTTCATTATCTCGTTCTTGGTTTTACGCATTACATGGGTAACGCGTTCGGCAGACTCTATGTTAGATGCTCCATAAGGCACGATAACGTCTTCTGCTGGAATATAGATAGCAGCCTGCCTACCCATATTGGGGTCGAAGTAAACCTTCTTAAACGCTGATCCTGCGAGTCCTAGGCTATATAGCATTCTTTCGTGCTCTGGACGGTACTCCACCATGTTCTCTGTAAGCTCATAGTTCATGTCCGCTTTTACACGCTCTGCTGCTTCTAACTTCTCTTTAGTCTCTTTACCTAGAACCTTTACCTTTACCGGCCCCTGAGCAGGAAAAGTCTCACTCATGGTCTCTGCTTGGAACCGTATGGCTGCTTCGGCTAGGACTGTAGAGTTGACGCCACACGCGCCCTGCCAAGGAGTTGTACGCTCTTCGTACTTAAATCCTAGGATGTCTAGCCCTTTGACGTAGGTATCTGCCCAGTCTTTACGGCTGTCCACATCTGCATCCACCATACCTATTAACTCACCTGATAACTCGTTTAGGAGTCCTTCATCAAGTGCGTCCACCAAGTTAGCGTCGAACGCCATTAGGTCAGTCTCGTTGGCATCAGGGATCAGGGTGATCTCCATACTACCATCAGACAGAGTAACCATCTCAGGATCGACTATCTCAATAGATAAGTCTCCCTCAAGCACTTCAGCCTTTTCTACTTCTACGTCTTCTATGCCTTCTGGTGCGGCGTAGATACCTTTCTCAATTGCCATTCTGTAACCTCTTAATAAAACCCGCTACCGCGATGTTTAAACTGTTTAATGTCTTCTGGCTCATCAGTAGGTAATCGTATAAATCCGCCTTGTCTGAACCGCATAAGTGCCATAACTGTGGAATCCACCAGATCGTCATGGCTCATAAAGGGAAACCCTGCGATCTCTTCTACTACTTCTTCTGCCCATCTAGTCTGTGGAACCCATACTAACCCAGATTGCACAATGTCTGATACAGAGTTTAGACGTGCTAGTTTATCACCAGAACCTCTATGGGGGGTATATTCTTGTACAAGTAAGCCCATACGTCGCATTTCTTGGTACAACGCTACACCGGAACTCTTTTTCTCTACTATAAAAGCGTCTGGCTCCCATTCCGTGTACTGATCCATAGCCAATTCTTTTAGCTCGTGGAACTCCATACGCTCTTTTATACTGTTAAGCAAGATTATATTATACGCTGAAGTCTCCTCATTAAGGAACACTCCCCACGTAGTAAGCGCCGTGTAATCCGCTCGGTTGTGTTTTTCTGCTGCGGAGTCCAAGGACATGATTATATATTCGCAGGAGGGAGGCCGTTCTTTCTCCCACTCATTCCACCACTCTCTTTTTACTAGGGCGGCTTCCTCGGCGGTGGGTTGTTGCTGATACTGAGCGTTCCACTGGAACGTAGGCATTGATGCCTTGGTACGCAATAACGCCTCAAGATCAAAGAACTCAGGCCACAGAGGTTTCTGTATGGGCTTGCCCGTCTCTTTATCGTCCACATCTAATATAGCGGGGAACTCTATGACCTCATACTGGTCAGCACGGTCGTTCTGGGCCATATCCTTGACCACACGCCCCGTTAGGTCGTCCATGTGCCACCGTGTCTGGATAATAGCTACACTACCTCCGGGCATCAGACGAGTACGAGCACCGAACGTAAACCACTCATACGCCTTCTCAAAGACAATAAAGTTGCCATTAATCACGTCTTGCTCAGAGTGAGGGTCGTCTACAAGTAGTAAATGCGCACCACGGCCCGCTAGAGCCGATCCAACACCACATGCGTAGTACTCCCCGCCCATGCTCGTACTCCAGCGTCCGGCTGATTTAGAGTCACTGGCGAGTTTTACTGTAGGAAAGATGTCTGCGTAGGCTTCACTGGCTAGGATGTTTCGTACCTTACGCCCGAAGTCCACCGCCAAATCGGTAGTATGTGACACCATCATAACCTTCTTGTCAGGATTACGCCCTAGGTACCACGCGGGGTAGAAGATAGATACAAGCTGGGACTTACCGTGACGAGGCGGTATGTTTACGCACGCCCTGTCTTTGTCCCCTCGCTCGATGGCCATTAGAAGGTCGGCCAACATGCGGTGATGCTTCCCAACTAGGTAGTCAGGCTGC